CAATCAATCTACAAACTCCCCAGAAAGTATTTTGAGAGATTCTCTGTTGTGGTTGGGGATGAGGCTCACCAGTTTAAGTCAAAATCACTTATATCTATAATGACTAAACTTGCCGATGCTAAGTATCGTTACGGATTCACAGGAACTCTTGATGGAACGCAGACACATAAATGGGTTCTTGAGGGATTGTTTGGACCTTCCTATAAAATCATTAAAACTGATGAGTTAATGAAGAAAGGGCATTTGGCTAAACTAGATATCAATGTGCTTCTATTGAAACACCCACCGAATAAATTTGAGAACTTTGAAGAAGAAGTTCAATACATTATAGGTCATGATCGTAGAAATAACTTTATTAAAAATCTTGCTTTAGATTTAAAAGGTAATACATTAATACTATTTGCTAGAGTAGAGAAGCATGGAGAACCTCTTTACGAATTAATAAATAATAATAACACTATTGAGAATAGAAATGTCTTTTTTATTCATGGTGGAGTGGATACCGAAGACAGAGAGAAGGTTCGAGAAATCACTGAGCAAGAGAATAATGCTATTATCGTTGCCTCGTACGGAACCTTTTCTACCGGGATTAATATCAAAAATCTACACAATGTAATTTTTGCTTCTCCATCAAAGTCAAGAATAAGAAATTTACAATCAATCGGGAGGATTCTTAGAAAAGGTAATCAAAAAACTAGAGCAACTTTATATGATATTGCTGATGATATCAGTTATAAATCTAGAAAAAATTATACTTTAAATCACTTAATTGAAAGAATCAAAATTTATAATGAAGAAAATTTTGATTACGATATAGTCAACATACCACTTAAAAAATGATGGGAGAAGAATTTCACGCAATAATAAAATTAGTATCAGGAGAAGAAGTTTTTGCTCTCGTATCTGTAGATGATGAAGAGTCAGAAAATCCTATATTAATACTACAAAATCCACTCACTATAAAGTATGTTAATACTCCTAATGGTGGATTGATTAAAGTTAAATCCTGGATCGAATTAATTGAAGAAGACTTTTTTATGATAAGATTGGATAAAGTTATAACAATGTCGGAAACAAAAGAACAAAGATTAATTGATATATACAATCATTTTATTAATGATGATGCTCAAGAGGCTTACCATCCTGATGGTTCAGTAAGACCTGATTCTAAAATGGGTTATGTTACTTCAGTAAAAGATGCTCGTAAGACCTTAGAGGTACTATTTAATCTTAAAAATAAAGAAAGCTAATTATCCCTTCAACCCTCACAAAGGTTATTCTACTGATATTTGGGTGACTTGTCAAGCCCTGAAAATATGTTATAATACTTATAACTTTAAGACGGAAAACCAATGTCATGCCAAAAAAGAAATCTGAACATTATGTGAATAACAAAGAGTTGCTGGAAGCAATGATTGTTTATAGAGGAAAAGTTGCCATAGCAAGAGAGAAGTTTATCAAGAAGTATCCTGATAAAGAACCACCAAAGTCTGGACCATGGGAAGGTAAACCACCCATTCCAAACTATCTTGGTTCTTGTTTTCTAAAGATTGCAACACACTTATCATACAAACCAAACTTTGTTAACTACATGTTCAGGGAGGACATGATATCAGATGGAATCGAAAATTGCGTTCAATATATACATAATTTTGATCCTGAGAAATCCCGTAATCCTTTTGCATACTTTACGCAGGTTATACATTATGCGTTTCTCAGACGTATTCAAAAAGAAAAAAAGCAGTTAGATATTAAAACAAAGATTATTGAAAGAACTGGATTTGACGAAGTTATGATGGTTGATGACAATTCACTATCAGGAGATAGTTCTGAGTATAATACAATTAAGGATAATATTCAATACCGCAATAATAATAGATGAGATTAGCTATTATTACCGATACCCATTATGGTGCCAGGAAGGGTTCTAAGCATCTTCATGATTACTTTGAGATGTTTTATCGTGATGTCTTTTTTCCGTCTTTAGAAGAGCATCAGATAGACACTATAATCCATATGGGTGATATATTTGATAGTCGTAAAGCAATAGATCTTCAAAGTCTTGAGTGGTCGAAGAGAGTAGTATTTGAACCTCTTAAAAAATATAAAGTTCATGCTCTTATCGGAAATCATGATTGTTATTATAAGAATACCAATAATGTCAATTCTCCAGAACTTTTATTAAAAGATTATGAAAACATTAAGACGTACTCAAAAGCAACAGAGATTTCTTTAGATAAATTAAAGATTCTTCTTTTACCTTGGATTAATTCTGAGAATTATGAAGAGACTGAGAAATTAATTAAAAAGACTAAGGCAAAGGTTGCCATGGGGCATCTTGAAGTAAATGGATTCAAGGCTACTCGTGGGCATTTGATGGAAAGTGGAATGGATGTAAAGACTTTCAATAAATTTGAGAAAGTTTATTCTGGACATTTTCATACCAGGTCTGATGATGGTCAGATTTATTATTTGGGCAATCCATATGAGATGTTCTGGAATGATGTAAATGATCCAAGAGGATTTCATATCTTTGATACAGAGACCCTGATTCACACTCCAATTAACAATCCTTATAAATTATTTTATAACATATATTATGAAGATACTAATCATAAGTTGTTTAATGCTACTCAATATGAAAATAAGATTGTAAAGGTAATTGTTCGTAAAAAGACTGATCAGAATATGTTTGATACATTTCTTGATAAACTCTATTCAGTTGGTGTACAAGATTTAAAGATAATTGAGAATTTTGATATTCAGGAGAGTGAAGATTTTGATATAGATGAAGATGAAAATACATTATCAATATTGAATCGATATATTGATGAATCTGAGTTTGAATTTGATAAACATATCATTAAAGGTATTTTTCAGGATCTTTATAGGCAAGCTTGCGAGGTAGAATAAATGTATCTTCTTACTCTTAAAGATAGTAAAGGTGAGGGTGCTTATGCTGTTGATGACAGGTATGGTAATCAAGTCTTATTTTTATTTGAAAAGGAAGATGATGCTGAAAGATATGCTATGATGTTAGAGGATCAAGAAGATAGAGAAATGGATGTTATTGAGGTTGATGATGAACTTGCAATAAAAACATGCAAACAACATAATTACAAATATGCTGTAATTACCCCTGATGATATTATGATTCCCCCTAAAAGATGATTACCTTCAAAAATATAAAGTGGAAAAATTTCTTAAGTACTGGTAACAACTGGTCTGAAATTAATTTTCTTGAGCATAATACTAATTTGATAGTAGGTACTAATGGTGCTGGTAAATCTACCATGTTAGATGCACTTACCTTTGCTTTATTCAATAAACCATTTCGTAAGATTAATAAAGGGCAGTTGATTAATACTGTCAATGAAAAAGATTGTATTGTTGAAATAGAATTTAATGTTAATAATCGTGAGTATCTTGTAAGAAGAGGAATTAAACCTAATATATTTGATATTGAAGTTGATGGCAATCCACTTCACAAACAAGCTGATGATAGAACGAATCAAAAAATATTAGAAGATACTATATTAAAAGTAAATTATAAGTCCTTTACTCAAATTGTAATCCTGGGTAGTAGCACTTTTGTACCCTTTATGCAATTGAGTGGTTCTAATCGTAGAGATGTTATTGAGGATTTACTGGACATACGTATATTCTCGGCTATGAATAGTTTGATTAAAGAAAAGATTAGAACACAAAAGGATAAAATTAAGTCTTTAGATTTGAAGAAAGATAATCTTAAAGATAAGATGTCTATGCAAAAGAATTTTATTAAGGAATTGGAAGAGCAGGGTAATAATAATATTGAAAATAATAAGCAAAAGATTAAAACATTGAGTATTGAAAATGATACTCATATGGAAAAAAATGGACTTGTTGAAGCAGATATATCAGACTTACTTAAGGAGCAAGAAGTTGTTGCTGGTGCTGGTGAAAAGTTAGTGAAACTTAATAATCTTAAGGGTAAAATTACTCAAAAAGTAGCAACAATTACCAAAGAACATAAGTTTTTCACAGATAATACGGTATGTCCCACCTGTACTCAGGATATAGAAGAAGAGTTTCGTGTAAATAGAATTGCTGACGTTCAAGATAAAGCAAAGGAGTTGCAAACTGGTTATAAAGAACTAGAGGAGACAATTCAAAAAGAAAAGGACAGAGAACGTCAATTTACAAAATTATCTAAGGAGATTACTCAACTCAACCATGGCATTTCTCAAAACAATACTCGAATCAGTCTCAACCAAAGACAAATCCGAGATCTTGAAGAAGAAGTTCAAAAAATTACCGAACAATTTAAAAACAGAAATACTGAGCATGAGAAGTTAGCAGAGTTTAAAGAGAACCTCCAAAAAACAATCGAAGACCTATCAGAGAAAAAGGAAGATATTAATCATTACGATTTTGCCTATTCTTTGTTGAGGGATGATGGAGTTAAGACAAAAATAATCAAGAAGTATCTACCACTTATTAATCAACAGGTAAATCGTTATCTTCAGTTGATGGATTTCTATATTAATTTTACATTGGATGAGGAGTTTAATGAAACGGTAAAATCACCGATTCACGAAGATTTCTCATATTCATCATTCAGTGAAGGTGAGAAGATGAGGATTGACTTGGCACTACTCTTTACCTGGAGAGAAGTTGCTAGGGTAAAGAATTCTGTGAATACAAATCTTCTTATCATGGATGAGGTGTTTGATAGTTCCCTTGATGGATTTGGAACAGAAGAATTTCTTAAGATTATTAGATATATAATAAAGGGTGCTAACATTTTTGTTATATCTCATAAGACTGACCTTAATGACAAGTTTGACAATATAATAAAATTTGATAAAATAAAGGGATTCAGTAGAATGGTTCAATGAGTAATGTTGAATTAATAAGATTATTCCCAACATTAATCTATGATGTAGATTGCTCCGAATTGATTGATGATGTATTACTTGAATTTCATAATGCTAAATGGAAGAATCAAAATGCTGTTGTTAATGATACTCATTTTACATTAAAGAAAAATAAAAAACTTACTAAAAAGTTTAATGATGTTGTAAATGATGCTTTAAAGGATCATGAATATCAGGTTTCTTTAAAAATGTCTACTAGTTGGTTTACTCGTGTTAAACCATATACTTCTGGTAAAAATCATTACCATGTAAATTCTTTTTATAGTGGTGTTTTTTATTTTAATGAAGATTGCTCTAATCTTGTTGTTGAAAGGGAATTGCCACAAATTCATGTTCCTTGGAATACTAAGGATTTTAGTTTGATTCCTGCGGGAAATGTTGGACTATCACCACAAAAGGGTCATATGCTATTGATTCCTGGTAATATAAGGCATTATATTAAGGAGAATGAGACCAATCATGATCGTCATTCACTTGCTATGAATTTTATGCCAAGTGGATTTTGTGATTTTCAGGACTCATCACACAATTACAGATGAATAAACCTAACTGGCAACACAATTCGGGTAAGCCACCGAAACGAAAACTTAAACCACAGGCACTACGTGCTGCAAGAGAAAGACGCAGACAGTTGATAAAGCGTCTACAGAACCCCACCAATCGTGGGGTTTCGTCGTATAATAGGTTCATAAGCAAAAACACAGATGCCAGTTAATCACGAAATTAAATCTCAACTCGCAAAATTACTTGCTACTGAAGACCTTGTAGTAGAGCATAAGCAAGTAGAGACAGCACAATTTAATGTTCATACTCGTGTTTTGACATTACCAGTATGGGAAAAGGCATCTAATAACGTGTATGATTCTTTGGTGGCACATGAAGTAGGACATGCATTATTCACACCAGATCTTGATTGGACAGAAACACATAAGATTCCACAACCATTTGTGAATATTGTTGAGGATGCTAGAATTGAAAAGTTGATGAGAAGAAAGTATGCTGGTATTGCAAAAACTTTCTTTAGAGGGTATAATGAACTCAATGATAATGATTTTTTTGAGATAGATGATCAAGATATTGATACTCTTAACCTTGCTGATAGGGCTAATTTATATTTCAAGATTGGTTCGTTCGTTAATATATCTTTTTCAGATGCTGAGAAGGAGATTATCTCTTTAATTGAAAAGTGTGAAACCTTTGAAGAAGTATTAGATGCTTCTAAAGTTCTCTATGATTATTGTAAGCAGAAACAAGAAGAAGATGCTGAAGAGGAAGTGGAAGCAAATATTGAAATGCAATCTACTCAAGGTGGTGGAACATCATTAGGTGATTCTGAGAAGACTGAGGAAAAGGAAGAAGTTGACCTTGACCATCAACCAGAATCATCTGAGCAGGGATTTGATAGTGAGCAAGAATCTGATAGTTCTAATACTGGTTTTCCTAAAAAACCTACAGCAGCAGGAACTAGGGGAAGTGAGAATTTTGAACCAGAAGTAAAAACTGCTGATGCATTAGCAAATGCTATAAAAGATTTGGTGGGTCAGGGTGGTAGAGATAATGTATATGTTGAAATTCCTAAGTTGAAATTAAAAGATATTATTATTCCTAATAAAGATATTCATGATGAATGTCAGAAATGTTGGGATGAATATCTATTAAGTGATTCTGGTAAAGTATATGAAAATGATGATGAAATAAATCATGAAGAAATGAATGCAAAATATTATAGGTACATACCAGTTAATGGTCTTAAAGGTGTTGATAAAGAATTTGAAAAATTTAAGAAGTCTGCACAAAAAGAAGTTAATTATCTTGTAAAAGAGTTTGAGTGTAAGAAATCTGCCAGTGCATATGCTCGTGCAACTGTTGCAAAGACAGGTGTTTTGGATACATCAAAACTTCATACTTACAAGTATAATGAAGACCTTTTCAAAAAAGTAACTGTAATTCCTGAAGGTAAAAATCATGGGTTAATTTTTATTCTTGATTGGTCAGGGTCAATGTCTGATGTAATGGTAGATACTCTAAAGCAACTTTATAATTTACTTTGGTTCTGTAAGAAAGTTAATATACCTTTTGATGTTTATGCCTTTACTAATAATCATCCTGGATATGATAATAGTGAACTGAAAGATTGTGCATATGAACCAAAAGAAGGTTTATTGGATGTGTGTAGATGGTTCTCTTTATTGAATATGTTTACAAGTAGTGTAAATGGAAAAACATTAGATCAGCAAATGAAAAATATTTTTCGTGTTGCTTATGGTTTCCGTAATAGTGTTAGATATCATTGCCCACAATCACTTTCTTTATCTGGAACTCCTTTGAATGAATCATTAATTGCTCTTCATCAAATCATTCCACAATTTAAAGATAAGAATAAAGTTGAAAAAGTTCAGTGTGTTATTTTGACTGATGGTGAAGCATATCCATTAAGATATCATCGTGAAGTTCAAAGAGACTGGGAAAATTCTCCTTATCTGGGAACTAATGAAACTGGAGATCATACATTTTTACGTGATCGTAAGACTGGTAAAACATATAAAATGTCGTGGAATTATCATGAGTCTACAGATGTATACCTTAAAAACTTAAGGGACAATTTTCCAAATAGTAATTTTATTGGTATTAGAATTATGTCTTCAAGAGATGCAGGATCATTTATCAGAAGGTATTGTCAATATGGTTCAGAATATGATACAATACACAAAAGGTGGAGAAAGGAGAAGTGCTTCTCTATTAAAACTTCAGGGTATGATACTTACTTTGGATTATCATCAAATGATTTATCAAATGATGATGAGTTTGAAGTAAAGGATGACGCATCCAAAACAGAGATTAAACGTGCTTTCATTAAATCTCTTAAAACCAAGAAATTAAATAAAAAGATTCTTGGTGAATTTGTTGACTTGGTGGCTTAATTATGGCAATTTACGACGACATTAAAATCACTATCAACCTCAATGAGTTGGTAGAGGTAAGAGCAAAACTCTTGACTCAATATGGAGATTACTCAGATAAAGTAGTTAAAGGTGAGTATCTAGATGGATCTGATATTGATCGTATCGCAACTGGATTAAGAGATACTTTAACTTGGGACACACTTTATCATATGATAGATGGTGCTGTATTAGATTATATGGGTTTAAGATCTGCTATTACAGAACATAGAACTCATTATGGTGAGACAACTATTGAAACCATTGAACTAACAATGGAGAAGGAGAAGAAGGCAAGAGAGAAGGAGTTTAAGAAAAACTTTGACGTAGTTAAGTTAGAATCATCCTCATGGACTATTGATGTACCAGTGAGGAAAAGGTCTTAAGCAAACCTTAAATGATTAAATAATTTGGAATCAACACAAAAGACTTATGAGCGGTGACTGCAAAAATCAACCAGTGATTTTCTATTCGGAAGAAATGACGGAATCAAAAATTTCACTTCTACTTCAACATGGAGTTAAGTTTAAGAATCGTGAGTATTCTATTGAGGAAGAAGAAGAATAAATAATAAAAAAGTGTCACTGATAATGAAAACTTTTAAGGAATTTTTAGAAGAAAGTAGTCTGA